GCTGTTGAGTCATGGAGGGTTGGTCCGACTTGTAGCCTGTGAGAAGGCTCGTTTCGTCGGTGTCGTAATTGAAGATGGTACGGACGTTCATTGTCTGCCTTTGTAGATGTTGATATCGGGTTTGAAGAGTTTGCCGGCGGCGGAAGCGGCGGAATTTAGAGTCGCGCCGCCCTTATCTACCCAGGGGTAATGTTTACCGACCGGGTTACGGAAGAACTCCCCGTAGGCTTTCGCCTCAGGGTGTTTTTCTTGTTCGATCATGGAATTCCATTTGGCCTTCGCGATATCGTATTCGCGGACCTTGGCGGAGGAATGAGCGAGGGAGATTTGCGCGCCTTTGGTTTCGTCGGTGATGAAGTTTTGCAGCGCGACCTGGCGCGCCTGGTTTTCCAGCAGTTTGGTCTGCGTTGTGCCCTGGGTGTTTTGGGTGGCTGTGAGAATGGTTTGTCCTTTCGATAGCTTTTCGTCCTGGCGGGTTTTATCTGCCGTTGCGTCAGTGAGGCCAGTTTGAGCGTTGATTTGTTCCAGTTGAGCGCGGGTCATGGCGACTTGTTGAGCAGAGGCCATGCCAGCGCCGAGTTCGTTACCGATGGTGGCCTGTGCGCCGCCGCCGGAGGCTGCGCCGCCTTGGCTGTATGCAAGCATCGGGTTGAGTCCGGCTGCTTTCATGTCGGCCACGCCGCGTTGATAGCTGCTGCCGGTTTGCTCGGCCTGGAAGTCCATTTGTTCACGAGCTGCTGCGATCTGGGCACTGTTGGTTGCCTTTTGACCGTACCAGCCGGCGATGGCCGGGATGGCCTGGGCCGCGATGTTGCCCCAATTGGTTGACGGCTGTTCGCGTTGGCCGGTGACGTTGACGGACTGATTGGCCACGTCCGGAGGGGCTCCCCCGGAATAGCTGTTTGACTCCCACGAATTAGGGTCGCGGGCGTTAGATTTAGCAGAAGACCCGCCCCAGAGCGAGCCGACAGCGCCCAAAGCCGTCGAGGCCATAGACCCGACGCCAGGGATGAAGGGCAGCGCAGCTGCCGCAAATGGCAAAGCCTTTTTAGCGACCTTGCCGACCTTTTTGAAGAATTTTCGAAGTCCCATAGGTGTCCTAGATAAAGGGCCAGTGAAGGGGGGCACAAGTGCCCCCCAGGCATTCCACGAAACGCCAAAAGGCGTACGCGAATATCACGAGGGGGGAGATTTCCATGGCTAGAAGTGGTCGATCAGACCAGGCACAGAGTAGAGGGGCAACGGCCGAGCTGCGCGGATGTCAAAGAACGAGTCACAAATGAAGTGTTTGCCGGTTTGAGCTGGCACTGCAAGGACGCGATCGACAGGCGGATTCTCCTGAATGAAGTCCGAGTTGAGGGTAGGCCGAGTTACGAAGCGTTGCGCGAGGTGCCAGGGGTCTAGCGTGCCTGTTGCGGTGCTGCGGAATAGCCCGGTGATGTTGCTGGGGTTGTAGCGGTATTCGGCCCAACGTTCCTGGTAGCCAAATACGTCATCGTCGGCGGCAGTGCCGTCGCAGAAGATTTCCTTAGAGAGAATGGCTTGTTCCCCGAGCATTGCGAAGGCAGGGAAATAGAAGTCGTAGCGGGTTTTGCGGGACCACATTTTGCGCAGACCCTGTTGATAGTTCAGGTCGGCGCGGATGCAGGCCAGGCCGATGACCATGCCGTGCTCTACGAACGATGCCGAGAAGCCATGTCCCGAAGCCAGTCCGGTTGACATGGCTCCAAGAGTTCCGAGGGGTGCACCGTTTCCAGTTTCCGGGGTAGCACTGGTTTGGGCAATGGGGTTGACGGCAATCGAGCTGCTGCCGCCTCCCAGGTACTCGGGCCGCTGGAGTCGGGCGTCGGGGCTTTGCACCCCGAAGTGAGAGCGCACCAGCTCGGTGTATCGAGTGCCGCCGCGGGCGTCGCGTTCCAGAAGTTTCTGAATTTGGAAGGACTGTCGCAGCTGGTTGATGGTCGCGGCTGTAGCAGCGCCGAGGTCGGCAACAAGGCCGCTTTGGTCACCGAATTGCATGCCAGCGGGTCCCGCCGTGCCGAGGGAAAAGACGCCGAGAGATTTACCGGCGTCGAGTTCAAGGCCTCCGCCAACGGTTTGCCCCAGGATATTAAAACGGGGTTGAACGTTGTTCGAAATGACTGGCGCAGTGCCGCCAAGAGCCAGCGGAACGGACGGACCTTTTTGCGGCCAGGGTAAGGCAGAAGTGAAGTAATCGTGGCGTTTTCCACGGCGCAAAAGAGTGTAGTCATTGGCGGAATCGACGGTATCGCCCTTGTGGACTGTGACGCGGTTTTGCAGGTTTTCATCGCGGAACCATTCATTCCAGATCAAGTTGTAGGCGCGGAACCATAGAGAGGAATGTTCGACCTGGCTGGCCGTTGCGACCTGGCCGACCGTAGGTAGTCCCATGTGATCCGCGAGAGAGCCCACGGCGTAGCCGCTGGGGGGGGATTTCATCATCGGGATAGTGAAGTCCACCGAGTCGCCGGGGTTGGGCTGTTCGCCCATCATGCGGACCCAGTTATCCCAGACCAGGCGGTTAGGCACGAAGAAGAAGAACGAGTCAACGTGCATGTTGTCCATGAGCGGGAATAGCGGCGTCGCCAGCCGCATAAACGCCGTCATGTTGACGTGGAAGGTATCGCCGGGCAGTACCTCATCGACATAGAGAGGGATCAGATACCCCGCGTCGAAGGTAGTTTTATGGCCCTTTTGGATTTTGAAGCTCGAGCGCGGAATCTCGGGCCTCGGGGTCATCGCAAAGCGATGGACGGATACAGATTTGTTGCGATGCATCGTGTATTACTCCGGGGTGCGTTTCAGGTCGATAGCGCGGCCAAGCCGCTCATGGTGATTTTCAAGGACTCCATCGGTATCGGACATGGTGCCAAGGCACCAAAGCTCGTAGTCTTTGAGGTGCTTCGAGATTTCGGATTCGGGGTTGTTGCATTCGTCGATAAATGACCGTAGGGCCTGGGCGGTGTGATTGACTGTGAAGGGCCGACCGTAGCACTCGGTGGCCAGGTCATAGACAGAACAGATGAACAGATTCATAGGTACCTTTTGGTGAGGTTAGATCGAGCTTTGGCCACGGTTTCACGGGCCTCTAGTCGCTCGGGAGTGTTGTCAGCAGTGCGCAGGGCGGCTTTTTCTTGACGGCCCATTTTGGTGACGTCAAGCTCGCCGCCGTTGCGCTTGAAGAGTTTGTCGTAGTACCGAGGCACGGGGTTTTTGACTCCGTCTCGGATGACGTAATCGTGGGTAGTGACGTCTGAGTGATATTTTTGGAACCAGTTTGCGCCGATACCGGGCTTACTGGACATGTGGCAGAACTCGGGGCTTTTGCCCCCGTAGTGCTGTTCCGCAAGCTGTCCGTTGATCTTTTTGAGACTGTAACGGGCCACATAGTTTGCGGATTGAGGGGTAACTGTTCCCAGGAGAATGTGCCCCTGGCCCCAGGTTTCGATAAGGGCCTGGGAGACATAGGTTTCCCGGCCCTCTTTGCCGCCCCAGCGTTTAAGGTCTGGGAGTTCCAGACCGAAAAGAATAGCGTGGTAATGGGGGCGGGATAGTTGCTCACCGTATTCGCCTACCGTGAAATGACGGAATTTGCCGAAGCGTTTACGAGCGCGCTTGTAGAAAAGCTGCATGTGCTCATAGTTCAAGCTCCCGTTGGTCGGGAGATGCTCCGGGGCGTAGGTGAGCGTTGCGAACCAGTTTCGTTGGTGCAATTTGCACTCGTGACCAATACGCAGGGACCAATCGCGGGCTCGGTCCAGGCGGCAGCCGATGCACTGGTTGCAGGGGAGCGTTATGTCCCGCACGACTTGATCGCGTGCGAGCTGAGTGAAAGAAACGCTCCCAAAGGCTGTCAAGTAAGCCTTGGTCGGATGGAAGCAGGCCATGCTGCTTCACAGCCGGATGCCCCCACGCGGGGTGCCTTGCCTGACGTTGGCGTACTTGGTTTTGCCGGCTTGGCGGCGGAAGGTGGCGGCGGATTTGCCTTTGTTGACAGCTTGGCGTCGCACGGTGTGCTCCTAGGTTGTTTGCCCCTTCGGGGCGGGGTTGTAGGTGACTTGGTGTCACCTGGTGTAGTAGATATCAAGTGAAATACTACACCGGAGAGCTTGAGGTCAAGCATTTTTTGTGCGTAAGACGGAATGAGGTCCGTTTTGCCTGGGCGACGGGTTGTCCACAGCTACCGCCGTGGATAACCCTAGTTGTTGTGTGGAATTAGAGAGTGTGAAGGGTTGGTTGGCCCAGAAGAGTTTTGTAGAAGATGAAGCCCTAAGAAGAGCCTGATTGAGTGCTGCGCAGGAATTGGCTCAGGAAGGGCTTAGAACGGGATCAGAAGCCGTTTTTTTTGAGAGTTGATAGGGTGGGTAGGGTAAGAAGTAGAAACGGCCCCTAGGGGCCGTTTTGGTTAGACCGGCGAAGCCGGGGTTGGTGTTACCGGCTGGGGAGCCGGGTGGACAGGTTTTGGAGCTGTCTTGGAGAGGCCGAGAACGGCCATTTCGTCCGCGTTGCGAGGGTCGGAGCAGAACTCGACCAGAAGCTCGGGTTTTTGCTGGAAGCGTTCGCGGACGTTCGAGGGAAGCTCGTAGAAGGCGTCAGTCGCCGCCTGAAGGGCGTGGAGAGCGCCTTGGAAGTCTTCGACCTGGGTGAAATCACCATAGGTCGGGGCGTAGACGGCCTGAGGGAGCTGGCCGGTAAGGCCGAAGTTTTTAGCGATGGTGCTGAGTACGACAAGAAAGGTGAACCAACAAGACTGCTTCTTTCGCTCAAGGCATGGGGTGCATCCTCAAAGACTGACGCAAAGGCAAAAGC